AGAAGAATTTCTTGCAGCTAATGATTCTAAAATTGTTACACAATCTGTTTTTGATGATTTTTTGGGTGATAAAAGTAATTATCATACAAAAACAGTAACAAAACAGGACATATTATCTTTAGATGAAGAATTAAATATTTTGCCAGAAGCCTATACAAAGCATGATCTTGTAGATGGACCTAGTAAAGAAGAAATTTTGGATCAAATGTTGAATAGCTCTGAGCAATTAGCTCAAGGATTTCAAAGAATTTTAGCACCGAAACACTTTCCAGGTGTTTCTGAGAGACATGTGTTAAGATCATCTAATCCAAACCTTAATTTAACCGAACTTGATTATGGAATGATAACATTAAATGCTGATGACATGTATCGACCTGGACATCTTTGGGGCTCGGGAGGTTTGGAAGTTGGTAATGATGGATGGAGTAGGTTTTCAATTGTCCGAACTCCAGATCATATTGATGATAATGGCAATCGTGTTAGAGGAAAGAAAGTTATTCTTCCTGAAGAATTTCAAAATGATAGAATTAATAAGTCTCAAAAAGTATCTGGATCTGGAGTTCGATCATTTGAAGAAACAGATGATGGATTATATGTTATTAAAGATCTTCCAGAAGAAAAAGTTGGTTTTAAAGATCTTGGTAAAGCTCAAGACTATTCAGATCAAATATCTGAAATAGAAAAACAGCCTAATTATAAATTAGAAAATATTATTGGAGAATTAAAATCTTCTTCTGTCATGAATAAAGCTCGTTCTAATAACATTGACAGAGATAAAATTATTTCAAATTTTGTTGCTGATAATCCGATATTTCCATATGTTGGAAGAATAGACAAAAGGAATGCAAGAGAATTTAAGAAAAAATACCAACAAAAATTATATGCATCATTAATGAATGCGTTTCCAACAAAGTTTGATGCTACAGAAAAATTAATAACTGGAGATGCTGAAGAAGCAACAGGAGCACTATCATTTCGATTTCAAGATTCAGATGCAGCTAAAAAAAGTTTTGCTGATTATAGAAAGAAAGTTTTGGAAAGTTTGCCACCTGATCCTAGCAAAGATCAAATTGCTTATATGATAAGAAAAGATGTTGATCATTTTCTTAATAGAGTATTACCTAATGCATGGGATCTTAATGAAGTAGACAACATACCTGTTGATCAGGTAAGAAAATTGATACAATTACATAATGATCTTAATAATAATCCCGAATACGTAAATCTTGTCAAAAAACCGTTTCAAGAATCTTTTGGCTTTTCGGATTCAGATATACAAGGATATGAACTTATAACTGGCAATAAACATGACCCTGACCCAAATACATTTACTCCAATTTTAGATCAAGAAACTTACGAATCATTTTTTAATAAATATGGTGATTTGCATCCTAAAATGAAGAAGATGATGTTTCACGACCTTTTACCTCGAACCAAACAGCTTAAGGAAAATATGAATCCGAAAATAGATTTTTCAGATAATGTGTTTAGTAGAGCGAAAATTAAGGAAACAATTACAGATGAGGCTGAAAAGAATTTATATGAAGAGCATTTAAAATTAAAGATGGATCATGAAAATTTAAGCAAAGCAAAAAAGATGAATGAAGATAAACCCGTACCTACGGTTTTAAATTCTTTTTTGGGGAAGGATAAACATGGTCAGGTTAAAGTGGTTCATGACATGGAAAAATTTACCAAAGCATTGATTAGGGGTTTGGTAAGGGAAGGTGCAGAAAGAGGTTTGGATGGCATTGTTATCCCAGATAAATATTTATTTGCTCTTGGACATGATGTTTTAGCTAGAGATGGAAGCATTCTCATTAATGAGAAAACAGGAAAACCTATTAGTCTTTTTGAGAATTTTTATAATGATGTTGGTGGAAAGTATTTGGATGACATTGCTGATGAAATGGGAGTTAATGTAGATGAAATACGTTTATTTAATAAAATTGAAGAGTTTGGTGATAAACTTAAAAACTCGCCAAAATCAACAGTAAATCAAAGATTTTTGCCAATTCCTTCAAATTTTGCACATACTTCTATTCTTGCAAAGAACAAGGGTGGTATGGTAGGTTCATTAGCAAATGTTGATATTTTTAATTAAGGAGATTGAAGAATGCCTATAATGTCAGAAGATAATGATGCTATTTTAGAAAATTTATTCGAGAAATATATGGAAATGGGTCATAGTGCAGACGAAGCAGAAAGATTAGCAAGAGAAGAATTTGAAGCATTGGGCGATATGGGGCCTAATTTGATGAATAAAGGTGGGGTTGTTAAAAAGAACGATGGTGGAGCCATTAAGAAAAAAGCTAAAAGTGCAAAACCTAGTAATTTTAAAGGACATTTTTAATGACAAAGAAACACTTTAAAAGTGATCTTTTGAACAGTCTTGTTGGTAAGAATATGATAGGAAATATTAGACATAAAGCTACTCGTTATGGTTATCATTCTTTAACCCCTTTTCAAAGAAGGGTTCATGATGCTTTTGAAAAAGAGTTTCCCATTAAAAGAAATAAAGGTGGTGTGGTGACAAATAATTTTAAAGGAGTGTATTAATGGCAGAACCACTAGGACCAGGAGGCCCAATAGAAGAAGAAATGGGTCAAATAACCGACATTCCTGTTGATGTTGTAGAATTTCCAGAGCAACCTGGCATTGCACAGATGGAAGATGGTAGTGCAATTGTTGGTGAGTTGCCTCAAGAGCCAATGATGCCTCAAGATCAAATACCGTTTGATGCAAATTTAGCTGACCATATAGAAGAAGGTGAACTTGGGAAAATATCAAGTGATTTAGTTCATTTTGTAAGAGATGACCTTGCATCTCGTGAGGAGTGGGAAAAGATATACAAGTCAGGAATTGAGTTACTTGGCATTAAGTATGAGGACAGGACAGAGCCGTTTCAGGGAGCATCTGGTATTGTTCATCCATTATTATCTGAGAGCATTACACAGTTTCAGGCACAGGCTTATAGAGAATTACTGCCATCAGGAGGTCCAGTTCGAGTTGATATTATAGGGGATGAAAATCCTGCTGTTGTGGCACAGGCAGAACGTGTCAAGGAATACATGAATTATGAGATAACCTGTGTTATGGAAGAGTTTGATCCAGAGCTTGACCAGATGTTATTTTATTTACCTATTGTAGGTTCAACATTTAAGAAAATTTACTTTGATCCTCTGTTACAGAGGGCAGTTAGTAAGTTTGTTCATGCTGAAGATATTATTGTACCGTATTCAGCGACTGATTTATTAACAGCTTCTCGTATCACTCATGTTGTTAGGATGAGCAAGAATGATGTCTTGAAGATGCAATTATCAGGTTTTTATAGGAACATTGATTTGCCTGAATCAAATATTAATGCCACAGATTATTCTGACATTGACGAAGAAATAGACAGAGCAGATGGAGTTTCGAGTGCTAGTGAACAGGAAGAGCTTGTTATTCATGAAATTCATACAAATCTTGATATTGAAGGATTTGAAGATTTAGACGAGCAAGGTGAGCCAAGTGGCTTAAAAATACCTTATATTGTGTCTATTCTTGAAACAACAGGGGAAGTTCTTGCGATAAGAAGAAATTATGATCAAAACGATCCATTAATGAATAAAAAACAGTATTTCGTTCATTATAAGTTCTTGCCAGGACTAGGATTTTATGGATTTGGCTTGACACATATGATGGGTGGTTTGTCAAAAGCATCGACATCTTTATTAAGACAATTGATAGATGCAGGCACATTAAGCAATTTACCAGCAGGTTTTAAGGCAAGGGGTGCGAGAATACGAGATGAGGACACACCGTTATCACCTGGTGAATTTCGAGATATTGATAGTGCAGGTGGTGATATACGGCAATCTTTAATGCCATTGCCGTTTAAAGAGCCATCTGGAACATTATACAATCTTCTTGGAACATTAATAGATTCAGGAAGACGTTTTGCTTCTGCCGCTGACCAGAAAATAAGTGACATGTCTGGGCAGACACCTGTTGGCACGACAATGGCTGTGATGGAACGTGGCACGAAAGTAATGTCTGCCATTCATAAGCGTCTTCATTATGCACAAAGGCAAGAGTTTAAATTATTGGCAAAAGTTTTTGCCATGAATCCGACACCTTATCCTTATCAGATTGTAGGTGCACCACCGACAATAAAACAGGCTGATTTTGATGATAAGATTGATGTTGTGCCAGTAAGTGACCCTAACATTTTTTCAATGTCACAGAGGATTGCATTGGCACAGACGCAATTACAGTTAGTTCAGAGTAATCCTCAAGTTCATGGTGGGGAAGCAGGATTGTATCAGGCGTATCGTAAGATGTATGAGGCATTAGGTGTGTCGAACATTGATCAGATATTGCCACAGCCACAGCAACCCATGCCCATGAATCCTGCAAAAGAGAATCAGGAAGCTATGCGAGGTCAAAGATTGCAGGCATTTCCACAGCAAAATCATTCTGCTCACATTGAGGCACATTTAGCTATGTTATCTACAGATCCTGCTCAAGTTAATGCAACTATTGCAATGACATTGCAAGGGCATATTCAGGAACATATTGGCATGATGGCAGAAGCTATGGCTCAAAAGGAAGTTATGGCTAATATTCCACAGGAACAACAAATGATGATGCAACAGAATCCTCAAATGCAACAACAGATACAAGAGCAGATTCAAAATCGAGCTGCTGAGATTATTGGAGAATTGACAGAGAAATACGCACAAACTGTGTCGCCAGATTCTTCAGAAGATCCATTAGTGACAATTAGGAAACAAGAATTGTCATTGAAAGGTGCTGACATAGAAAGAAAAGCAGAGGAATTTGATAAGAAACAGCAGTTTGATAAAGAAAAAGAAAGAAATCAGCGTCTTGTTGACCAACAAAGAATTGACATTCAGGAGGAGTCATTAGATGATAAAACTCGTATTGCAGAAGAGCGTATTGAGGCTCAAAGAGATATTGCACAACTTAACGCTAAAACTAGGAGGTCTAAAGATGGTTAGTTCAGTAATGGCAAAAGTTTATCAAGTTGAGAAAGCCAAAAAGGTAGAGAGAAGAAGATTAAAGGAAGGTGTTCTAAAGGAAGGTGTTCCTTCAATTGAACCTGTAAAAGAAGAAGTAGAGATTAAAGTTGAGCCTGAAAAATCAGAGATCAAGGCTGAACTTAAACCTATTAAAACGAAGAAAGCGACAATGAAGGCAAAAGCTACTGTTAAGAAAAAAGGAGGCAAAAATGCCAACAAGAGCTAAATATGCTAAAATGACAAAATATAAAGAAGGTGGTAAAGTTGGCCCTAGAGACTATAGCAGAAAAATCGTACCACGTTCAGGTATCTTGAATCTTGCCAAAAAAATATCTGAGGAATCTGGAAAATCTATCTCTGATGCAGATAGAAGAGGTATCTTGAATCTTACCAAAGAAATATCTAAGGGTACAAGTAAAGACCCTAGAGCGAATATGAAGGGTATTTATAGGGTGTTCAAAAAAGGTGGTGAAGTCAAGCGTGGCACATCAAGCCAAACAAGTGGCAGAAAGTATTCTGGGGTATTTTAGAGTTAAACAATGTTTTTAAATCCGAACATTTGTTCAAGAAGGAATTATGATAGATCCGATCACACTTTCAGCGGCAGTTACGGGAGCTACTACAGCTTATAATGCAATAAAAAAAGCTATAGTTATCGGCAAGGAAGTCGAGGAAATAACAAGTGAAATCGGCAAGTGGATGGGCTGTGTCAGCGACATAGACAATATCCATAAATCAGCAAACAACCCCTCAATGATGGCAAAATTGTTTAATGGTTCTGTAGAGCAAGTTGCTTTAGAGAGTTTTGCTGCTCGTAAGAAGGTTGAAAAGCAAAGGCAGGAATTAAAAAATTTTATGATAGCCCATTATGGAATGAGGGCGTGGGATGACCTAATCCGTGAAGAAGGGAAAATTAGATCGGCTAGGCAAAAAGCCGTGTATGCTAAAGAGGAGCAGAAGGAAAAACTGATAGAATACACAGTAATAGGTGTAGCGGGGCTAATTGGTTTATCGGCTGTTGGATGGATGGTTTGGATAATTACAATGAATGTGGGGTCATGATTATTTTACAGAATTATCTTTACATACTGTTAATAGCACTTTGTTTTGCAAGTTTGTTTGTACTGGTAGCGTTTAGTGGTGAAATTAAAATGACAACGTGCCGACTAGCAAAACAGTTAATTATTAGGGATAATATGACGTGTGTGTATGTTGGGGCAAATAATACAGAGTATTTGAATAACATTCCAAAGGAGGTAGGAGTGTGCCCAAGAGAGTATCAATGCCCTTATCGTCCTAACGAAAAACCTTTTAACTTGAAAAATGTCATAAGAAGCATTAAAAAACAATTTAACGATTAGGAGTATCTTATGGCAGCAAAGAAATTAGAAAAAGACAGTAAATATTCGCAATATGATCTTGATGGTGACGGAATCGTCACAGACGAGGAAATTGCCAGAGAAGAAAAAATGATTCGTTTGGAAAATGCTGATAAGATGCAGGATCAGCAACGAATAATCTGTTGGGTTTCAAGCATTTCTTCCATTGCTTTAATAGCATTGGTGATGAGTCCTGCAATACCTGATAGTCGTGTAGAAATGGTTACGGCTTTACTTTCAACTTATATTGTGGCAAACTTGGGGATAGTGGCTTCCTTTATGGCTGCAACAGCATTCACTCGTTCAAAGGAGAATGGTAAATAATGTATTTTGGTCCTAATATACCTAGAGCAGAAGCAGAAGAAAAATCAAGACAATGGGATGAACATTTGGGTAATGTCATAAGGAAAAGGAAAGATAGTGGCTATCAGCCAATCTTCCAACCAAGAGGGGAAGATTGGTCTCCTTCTTTAAGAGAAGACAAACCAAATACAACTTATGAATTTATGGATGAGTTTCGTGATTCTCCTTTTTATAAAGATGCTCAAGATTATTCAGGTATGTCAACAATGGATTATAGGTATAATCCTTTTACAGGAGGATATGGAGGATCGTCTGATTTCAATAGATATAAACACGCTTATGATCAATTTTTAACAGAAAGATCAAAACCAGCAGATTTTGACGAAAATCAACCAGCACCTAATCAAGAACCTTTTCAATTCGATCAACCTAAATTTCCACCATTTAATATTTTTAGAGGTGGTTTTGGGAGATCACCTTTATCAGGAACATTTAGTCCTTATATGAGTGGTATGTTTGGTTCACCTTATATGGGTGGTGGCTATGGTGGATATGGAATGCCCCCTATGATGGGTGGATATGGATCACCTTATGGTGGAGGTTTAGGTATGTTTGGTA